GGTCCACACTCTTTTGCGCCGCCTTAATAGTCACCTTCATAATTTCATTAAGGAGTTTTATATCAGGCAGGGCCGTCATAGCAGGAGAGCGCCCGTAGGTCTCCATAGGAGATTTATAAAAACGTCCTACAGGGATGGGGTTCTCATGAAAACCACCTTCCTCTAGTACTGAGTTATCCTCTTTGAGAATATAAATACTTTCTATAGGCAGGTTAGCTGTATTCTTCTTAGAAGGGTCACGCGCCTCACGCGGCTTAATACAATGAACGATAGGGAATTTAGCATCCACCTCGCCCTTCTCAAAATGCTTATGTATCACCTCGCTGGTGTTGTTAGGCCAACGCTCCATAATCTGATTAACACTATATTCAAACTTACGGAATACAGTGTCTATCACACCCTTAGCACCTTCAGCTACAACTATCTCACTGAGGGAACGCGCTTGGAATCTAACGCCATTTAAACTCTCTGGCTCCTCTGCGTACATAGCAGCAGTACCGAAAGCGCAGAATTCCATGAAGTACTCATAGGCCGCTGTGTAAAAACCTGAGTCAGCAGAGTTGATTTCTTCTAGCATCACCTTAGACGCGTTATCTAACCAGCGTGCCGCCTCCTCGTCCATACCAGTAGTCTTACTCTTAAACCACGTAGTAGCGGGGTTAACATTCAAGGCTATCATAGCAGAGGCTAGTAATTCATTTGCATGAACAGCACTACTATCAAACACCTTAGTCATTCTCTTTTCACCATCTGCACGTTTGACATCAAAGTCATCGCGCCTAGGGTAAACAAGCTCAGCCACTTCACGCCAATGGCGGTCCCAATTACCACGGTCAGCTTTAAGTTTGTTATAACGGTTTACTAGTTTCTCTGCTTTTGATACAGCCATGATTAACCACCTAATGTAGTTTTCTTATCTGAGGCTGCCTGTCTTCCAGCCAAGATAGTAGATTGACGTCCCCCTTTAGCAATGGCTTTTCTACGCTTCAAGACTTCCTCTTGAGCTAAAGCTTTTGCTTTACCTTCCGCATCTTTCACTGTCTGCTCAGCCGTAGCTTGCTGCTGTTGTAGTGTAGGAGCTTGAGGAGTAACACTGCCGCCTACCTGCCCCCCGAAAACACCTTCTAATAACTTACCTGCTAAACCAACCGGAACGTTTACTACTTTCTTCACTAGTCTACCGATACCGCCGCCACCACACATAATTTAACCCTCAAACTTAAATAATTTACCGCCATCAACAAACCCTAGGTTGTTATATAGCTTACTCGTCTTCTCAACATTAACATCTGTAGTAATGCCAAGTCTTATCTGGTCTTTCTGTACCCCCATAGCTAGCGCCCATATTTTATAAGCATCAATCAAAGCGGGGGCGCTTCCATTATTACGGAATGCTGGTGCAATGTACAGTAGTAGGTCTGACGCCTGTAGTGTATGCCCCCACCACTGTTCAGTAGCTACACCAATGAAAAAGCCTTCTACGTCTTCGTTAACCTCTAGAACAAAGACGCACACACCTTCTAACTCAATGAAGCTCATTAAGCTCTGTGACATCTTATGTACGTCTATGTTAGTGCTGCTGTATGATGTAGTTTTATGCATGTTCATTAAGTGAACACACATAGCGCCTACGTCTGTCATCACTGCTGCTCTTACCTTAATATCCGAATGGGTCATAATCACTAGCCTGTGTCTGATGATGAATAAATCCTAGGGCATTGTTCTTTCTTTTAGCTGGTGGATTCCACATAGTGTACATAACACTATCAGCCAAGTTAGGAGAGCTGATACCCTCCTTCTTCATTTCCTGCTTGTTCATAATCTGGATGAGACCACCGTTCCCATGCTTAGACGGTATACGGCAGAGCTCACTACGTAGAGACGGGAGACTATCTACACCGTCACTATCGATACTGATGCAGTCCTCAACGTCACAATAAACACCATGCTCTACTAGCCTGTATGTGTTATAAAAACGTCTAGCTAGTTCAGTGTAATACTGAGCACGGTTGTTCTTAAACGTATCCTTGTAGCTGTATTGCTTTTGCCCTGCTTGCTTATCTACCTTATCGTAAATCTTATCTGCATTATCCTGACCACTACCAGACAGGCTTCCCTTGAACATGTGATAGTCAATACGCTTTCCGGCTAGATGGTCATGTACTTGTCTCTTCAGACCTGTACCCATGCCATCACCGTCCCAAACAAACCAATCTGCTCTATCATCAATAGCGAGGTTCATAGCCCACTCAGCTTTAGTGTCTATCTCTCCTGAGTCCTTAGCACGTACTTGAGTGATAACACTCCCCTGTCTAATGGCGAAACCCGCATCATCGTTACCTGAGTCGCTGGGGTCATGTGCAGCTATGACAACACCACGAGGTTTAAAGAAATCTTTATACCGCTCTATCTTATGGGCATTGACAGCAGCATCGAACCACTCAGCCTTGATGATTGAGTTCTCCACTTCATCATTGAAATACCCTTCCCAAATCCAGTCATACTTAGCACGTGTAAGTGTCCTCTTATCCTGAAGACGTAACGCATTAGCTGCATCGTTCCACCAAGGGTTATCACGCCAGTTAATCACCACAATGAGGTGCATGTCATCTTCGTAATACCCGTCCCTATCCAACCACTTCTTATAAGGGTTGATGAAACGTTTACTAAATGGGTCAGCTTGACTCTGTGGGTTGGCACTAAACCAACACTCAGCGCCTACATTACGTAGGATAGTGGGGAGGAGTTTATCTAGTGTCTCTTGTGAGATTGTGTGTGCTTCTTCAAACCAAGAGTACTTAAAGCCTTGTGCAGACTGTATACTGTTGGGGTTACGTGCAGCACCTTTGTACACTGTCCTAGCACCATTAGGAGCTATGATAGCGTCCCTCTGTACTGTCCAGCCTTCAAGCTGTAGACGTTCCTTAATACTGTCCTCAAACACCCTGTGTACGGAGTCTGCTATAGAGTCTTGGAATTCACGAAGACAATAGACGTCCGCCTTCTCTGCGTCCATCTTGACAGTGAGCATGTCACCAAAGCCGATAGACTTACCTGAGCCCCTCCCACCGATAGCTACTTTAATCTGTTTATGTGTAGTGAGAAACTTCTCAAGCTTCTTATTCACTTTAAGCTTAGGCATATCATTTCCTTCTAATCACTAACTGAGGCATGAATAAACCTACCATGATACATGACAAAGCTAACGCACCAGCTTGCCAGAAGGGTACACCTTCGTTAAGGACCAAATGGTCTGTTCCCGTGGCGTTAATGGCCTTGCCTGTTGTGTTCGTATGAACCTGAGCATTACCACTCAATGTCACATCATCTAGCTTAGTATCTGTACCCGTATCTACACCTTGAGTCTTATCCCCTGCAACTACTTCCGTATCTATTCCTACGAGAGGCTCTTTCTTTGCAACGCTACCAGTGATAGCTGATGTAGCTAGAGGAGCTAACGCAGAACACCCTGTTAGGATTAAGAGAGATAGGGTAATAGCTAGGAGTAGTTTCATATACGAAAACCATCTACTAAAAAAACGTCACCCGCCTTAGATGCGGTATATAAAGCTTTTAGACTAAGTATGGGGTGATAGGCTTCATCCCCTGTAGATGTTATATGGACCGTATACACATTGCATAGTAAATAATAAGGTAATAGTTTTAATAGTTTCATCTCTTAGCAAACTCCTCAAGTGTCTTCTTATGCTTCTTCATTACTCTCTTAACAGAGGCACGTACCCTTTCTAGCTCTTTCACTTCCGTCTCTCCCTATCTGCTACAACACCAATATACTGTTCAGCTCTGTGCTCATGATTAAACCACACGGTGCCTTTAACACCTGTAAGACTCACATCGAAGTTCTTCCATCGCATAGGGACCCCTAACACTACAGCTCTATGCTGAGGCTGGTAACGTAAACCTACACCACCATCATAACGGTGGTACTCTACGGGCTGCACTCTATACTCCACTTTCTTAATCTTCATATTATTTCTCCATACTCTTACGTATCTCTGATACGTATCTCTGAGACTCTCACCTTACCTGTTGCATCTACTGTGATAACTGAAGTACCACAAGTCATGTAAGCAAAGTAAGCCTCATCTAGCTCGTTTAAACTCTGCTGAGCATCACGTAAGAAATCTAGTAACTCTTCTTTAGGTAATGGTTTAGTCATCCTTCTCTTCCTTGTCCTCAGCATTGATAAACTCAATGGTCCACTTAGCGTCCTCTGGATTCACTACAGCATGTAAATTCTTACTCTCTACTTCCTGCTTATCTCTCCAAAGCTCAGGCTGTCTATTCTTCAACCAGAAGATAGCCGCCGTGGTATCAGGAGCGTAATGTTTATCTACCTCATGCTCAACTATCTGCCCTGTCTTACTATCGTAGAATACTTTAGTCTCTTTATGAGAGTACCCTTGAGCTTTATGTAGGAGTCTTTCAGCTACTTCCATA